ACGGGCACGAAGGGCACGAAATTCTGAACACTTTTCTGAAGCATCACTATGAGAACCTCCTGAAACTTCCTACCCCTCGTGCCTTTTGGGGTATATGGGGCATGAAAATCTGGAAAGTTCCCCAGACACACCACACCTGAAACACTTTCCGGTTTTTCCTGCCCTTCCTGCCCCATCTCAAAGACCTGCCTGTAATGACCCTTCCGTAGCATCTTCTTCTGCCTCCGTAGCACTCTTTATGCGGATACCCATCCAGCACATGGCCCCACCGAGCTTCCTCTCACCGAACCCTCGCTCCCGGAGATACTTGATCACTGCCCGATTACTGACGGGTTTTTCACCCTCATCCTCACACCACTTGAGGTAGATTTTATACAGCACCGTCCGCTCGATCGTGCCGAGCACATCCGCCTTCATCTCCTGCGCCAGGAACCTCCCGATCATATCAGACTCCGACCGGAACCGGGCCGTTGCCGCGACGACCTTTGCCGGGGGCGCGAGCCGACGGCCGTTCTCCAGGTAGCGCCGGAGCCCCTCGATACACCAATTCAAGATACCTGATCCCTCGCTCTCCAGCTTATCGAGGATGCCCGGGTCGCGCCTGTCCTCCGGTATTGTGACGGTGAACGGCAACAGCCACAACCGCCGCCAGATCCCCTCATCAGTCCCCCTGATCCGGGGCTCGTGGTTCGTCGCCAGGAAGACCTTCGCCCCGGGCCGGAACTCAAACTCGTTCTCGTAGAGCCGCCGGACGGTGATCGCGTCGTCGCCGGTCAACTGCTTGACCACGCTCTCTGCGAGATACGCACCACTCTCGCCTTCCGACGCCGTGACGAGCCGGGCGCCGTGCAGTCGCGCCAGGTCAGACCGCGGCCCGTCTCCCCGGCGCACCATGAGACTCTCCGCGGCGATATTGACGGCGTAATCGCCCCATACCCGCGCCAGAGCACCGATCGTCACGCTTTTCCCATTCTTCCCCATGCCGTAGAGGATCGCCATGATCTGCTCAGGGTTCTCCTGGAGCAGCGAGTACCCGCAGAGCTCCTGGAATCCTCGGATGTATGCCTCGTCCCCGCCGAACACGAGATCGAGGTGCGCGAGCCAGGTCGGGCACTCGGCCGCAGGATCGTAGTCCACCCCGCAGCACTTCGTGAGCAGGTCTTCGCGCCGAGCCTCCCGGAACGTCAGGGTATCCAGTTCCAGCGTCCCGTTCCGGCAGTTGAGTAACTCCGGCCGGGCGTCGAACTCCTCCGGCGTCACCGCGACGGCCGGGGCAGCGCAGGCGATCATCGCCTTCATCCGCGAGAGCATCCCCGACGTGAGGGCCCATTTCCCGACCTTCTCGCGCCGGTCGTCTGTGGTCGCCGAAGCCTCGATATGGATCGTCCGGGCGACCCGCTTGGCAAGCGCCAGCATCCGGCAGGTCTCGTCGCGCTCCCACCGCGAGCCGGACCAGAGGTACCATGCGTCGAACGTCTTGCAATACCGGATCGAGTCCCGATACTGCGCGACGAGCCGGTCGCCGTTCCCATCGTCGGTGCACGGGAACTCCTGCGTCACCGGCGGCGGAGTCGGGTCGGGCAGATCAACGCCGACGTCGATCGCGTACTGGATCGTCCTGGCGTCTCGATACTCCCTCTGAGTCGCCTCCGCGACCATCCGCCGTCGTTCAAACTCTGCGATGACGGCCGGATGCTGATAGATCGTCTTGAGGAGCGCCCGGGCCTCAGCCTCAGAGATATCGTTCGGGTCGGGCAGCGGGTCGGGGTAGATGTCCGCCCATTGCCGGATCTCGGTCACAACATGGCTCCACGACCACCCGTCGACGTGATTGACCGGGGTTGCGTGGATGCGGATTACGACAGGCGCATCTTCCGGCACCTCGTTTTCCGTTTGCTCCTCGTTTACCCCCGATAAACCACATGATGCTATACACTTCCAAAACTCTGCCACAATCCGCCCGGAAACCCGCGCGAACTGCCCGGCCGCGATCGCTGTGCTCACCTCATCAGGCCACCGGCCCGCGAGGAGCACCTCTACCCCGTCAGCGGTCCGGCGATCCCTCGGCGGCATCCAGTCCGTCCTGAGCGGGATATACGCGACACTCTCGACGATCACAGCCTTCCCCGGCCACTCCCGGACCCGCGCCGCGATCTCCGGGCTCACAGTCTCTAACGCTCGCTGAAATGATGCGGCGCCCTCTGTGGGCACCGCGAGAACTATGTCAGTCATAAAACCCTCTCTGATTGTCCATACTGCCCCTCAAACGAGAACAGTGGCGCGGGCACGTTGGCAAGGCGCTGCTCAATGATCGGGATGTAGTCCGGCACGATCTCTATGCCGATATAATGTCGCCCGGTGCGCTTGCAGGCGACCGCCGTCGAGCCAGAACCGATGAAGGGGTCGAGGACGAGGCCGCCGGGCTTGCATATTTCGAGGAGTTGTTCAAGGAGGGCGATCGGTTTCCCCGTCATGTGGTACTTCTCCTCACAGTTTGCCGGCATGCGGAACACTCCCGGCAAGCACGTATCTGTTGCCTTTTCATACACTCCATGGGAGCCCCAGACCACATACTCCGCCTGATTCCGGAACTTACCTTTTTGCGGTCTTGCTGCCTCTGTCTTATCCCACACAGCGACGCCTAACCACACCCATCCTGATAACTGCATCGCATCAGTTATCGTCGGGAGTTGCCGCCAATCTGTAAAGATTGCGATCTTTCCTCCCTGCTTTGTAGCGGCGCGTGCCTTCTTGAGCCACTTCACGGACCACTTCTGATAGACGCGCTGATCCATGTTGTCACCTTCAAATTCAAGCCAGTCGATCCCTGAGCTGATGTATTTCGCGCTCGGTTTCTGCATCCGGTCACCCCGGAACATCCCCCCGCTCGAATACGGGGGGTCGGTGAGCACCATGTCGACAGTGCCTGGCTCAATGTTTGGGAGCAGGTCGAGGCAATCGCCGCAGTAAATCCGGTCGATCTCTAAGGTCACTTGCTCGCCTCCTTCTTAGCAAAATAATCCCGCACGCGGTAGCACCGCTCCCGGAGCACCGCGACATTCGAACACCTGATACCGGTCGGCGAATGCTGCCGACAGTACCAATCCCACTCCCCCTTCCGATCATCGTAGATTGGGTGCGGGCACCCGAGGCACCACGGCGGGGCGGCGAGGCCGTTGTCGCTCACGCGACCACCGCCCGCGCCATCATCCACAGGAGCCCGAGCGCCGTCGTGACGACCCCGAGCAGGAACCCAGCGGTGAACCAGAGGAGTCTCATTTCGGCACCCCCTTCCGCCGCCGATACTCCCCGCCGCACGCCTGCGAGCACGTCTTCGGCGGCACCCCTCGCTTCAGTCGATCGCGATACCACGGGAGTGGGTGCCGCACCTCGCGCCCGCAGATCACGCAGGTGAGGATGACGTACTGCCCGCCATGCAGCCCCAGGCGCGGGTCGAGCCGCACTCCGGGCGGGAGGGTGATATCGTCACTCATCGCCGCACCCCTCCTGGAGGATACGGTGCACCTGATACGGCCACATCATTAGCTCGACATCGCGCTCCGGGAGCACGAGCTGCACCGGCAGGCCGCCGATATCGAGCGTGACGCAGGCATCGCCAGGGGTCACGTCCGCACCTCCTTCTTTATCCGCTCGATGTTGCGGGCGTAGGGGGATTTGTAGTCCTTGCGCTGAGCGACGGCCATGCACGATTTCGAGCAGAACCGCGGCAAACTCCCGTGGTGCTCGTAATTCCAATCGACGCATTTCTTTCTTCGCCGGAACTCCGTTCCGCACACCTCACAGGTGAACGTTACAAATTTCGCACCACGCCCCCCAACGGCAGGGCAGGCGGGGTTCTTTACACATTTGCGATATTTTGCATTACTTTTCCCGAGAGATTCCCTATTTTCTTTGCGGTATCTTCGCCCCCTTTCGGCCTCGCTCTCGTGATTTCTCTCTTGGTAATCGCGTACCCTCTCGAGGATCTTCTCCTTGTTCGCTTCGTAGTACTTCCGTTGCCACTCTGCGACCTTCTCCTTGTTCGCGGCGTAGTACTCCCGGCTCTTTTCCCGGAGCGCCTCTTTATTTTTCTCGTAATATTCCCGGCTCTTTTCTAAGAGCCTCTCCGAGTTTACCTCACGCCACCCCCGTCCATACTCGGCGATCTGCTCCTTGTTTTTTACGTAGTACTCCCGTTTCCGCTCTGTGATCTTCTCCTTGTTCGCGGCACGATACTTTCGCTCCCGGTCGGTGATCTCCGTATGGTTCACCACGCGATACTTCCGCATGTGATCGCACCTGCACGCCTTGCATGTGCTCATGTGCCCGTCGTGCTTCGTCCGGTCGTGGTGGAACTCGCTCAACGGCTTAACCTCGTCACACTTGGTGCACCGTTTCGTCTGCTCATCACTCACCGTCGCCGCCCCCGGAACGCCGCGGCGGGCGGGATCTCCTCGG